GCCCCACCATTAATTACCTGTGCTGCGGTTGTTGTCAGTACGCCAGTAACAAGGGCAGTAGTTGCCATGTTTACAGCTCCATCAATATCTACGATATCTAAGTTAGCTGTTCCATTTACATCTATAGAACCTTCTAGGTCTATATCGCCACCAATAATTACATCATCTGTAACTGTAAGATCGTCTTGTACTTTTAAATCTACAACATTAAGACTGGCAAAAGCGTCAACAACTGCTGCACCAGAACCAGCACCATCTAAGTAAACTGCTTTTGTGTCTCCGGGCGGTATTGTTATGTTGGCTCCTGAGCCTTGAGAAATAATAATATTTTGAGAACCACTTGTACCATTTTCGATAAAGTGCATTCTGTTTATAGTGTTAGGACTAATGGTAATTGTGCAAGCAGAATCTAATGTTCCTGTGTATTCAACATACATAGCTCTAACTGGGTCAGTTGCACCATCTGCTACAACGGAAGCATGAGTGTCTGCGTTGGTTGTTATGGCTTCGGTTCCATAGCCTAAACCTTCGCCAATTAATTCTAGGTTGACGTTTGTATTTGTTCCCCACGTTCCACTGGCATCACCAGTAGCCATCTCGTTGAGTCTGAGGTCGTTGACGTATGTACTTGCCATAATTTTTTCCTACTTTTTGTTTCTAAGCTGCCACATCATTCCAATTTGGAGTTTGGCTATCACTAATGTTAGCATAATTTGCCGTTTGTGCATCATCAATTAAACTCCAGACCAAAACAGAGCCAACCGAAGCGGTTGCTAATTGACCAGTAAGCGTTACATTTGCCTCGCAGTCAGGTGTAATCGCGCCAACTGAGCCTGTGGCTGCATTGAGCGTGACCGATAAATTGTTGTTTGAAATGGTTGTGGCTGTTCCAAGCGCTGAAGTTCCAGCTTGACCCGTTGGCGTAACATTTGCCTCACCGTCTACTTCAACAGCTAAACTTCCTACGCTGCCTATAATGCCGGGAACAGCTACAATTGCCTTACCATTTACACCTGCAACGGGTGCGCCTGTAGTACCAACAACTCCATTAACCCCAATCTGCCCACCGGCATCAACTGCGACACCACTGGTAGCTCCCGTTGCTGCGCCCGGTGCTGTAAGTATTACTGGTAAGGCTTCGCCGAATGTAAGTTGACCCCAAGTACCTCTGCCCCAACCGTTTATATTAGCCATTCAGCTTGGATTTTAAATTTTGTAAAGCCATGTCTAACGAACCGCCGCCTGCCATCATTTGTGGTCGGTAGCCTTGGTCGATATTAAGTTCTCCAATGGCTTGTCTTGGGGAGCCAAAAGATTGCATTTGTGGTTGCATGATTTGACTCATGACGTTTCTGGCTGAGTTGCCCATAAAATTGTTGGGTAAGTTAGATTGTGGTAAATCTCTGATTGATTGCAACTGATCTTGATAACTTACTGGCTCAGGAAAGCTCATGTTAGCTTCAGCCATTTTTCGCTTAATTTCTTCCATGTCTGGAATCTGCGGTATGTTCATTTTTGGTAAGTTTGCAAGCATATCAATGCTGGCTTGAATGTCTTGAGATGGTGCTTGTGGCATTGGTACTGTTGTAGGCAATTCATTGTAAGGGTTGACCATTGACTCTGTTTCTTGTCTCAACTCAAAAACATTTTTGTCTTCAAAAGGTTCTGGTTCGCCTACCGCTCTGTTTTCTATGCCAACGGGTGCTTGAATTGCTTTTGATTCGTCAAGAACACCATAGCCTCCTATGTCGCCAATTCGAAAAGACCTGTTGTTGTTAGTACCTACCGCTAAATCTCTGCCGTAAGTGTTTTTATACCAATCCTGAAACAATCCTGATCTATCTTGAAAGCTGACCGTGCTTCCTGTCGTTGGGTCTGTGTAATTGCTTGGATTGTACTCCATGGTATGAGCCATGCCTTCTGTCTGTCTTTGGTACTCTTTGAACTCAGGAGATTCATAAAACATTTTACGGGCATCATCCATGTTTACTTCAGTTGGTGCATCCGCCATAACTGGTGCTTGATCTGTGGCAACTTGCTCTGTCGGAGCTTGCATGCCTTCAATTTGTGATCTTAGTGTTGCAATTTCATCCATCAAGCCTTGGTACTTACTATCATCTTGTTGCTCGGGTTGCCGTCTTGGCATCATCGGCATGGCTGAAATGTCGCCCAAACTTCTGGTTTGTGGCATCATCATGGGTTGTCTCATCATGAGTGGAGATTGTGCTGGTGGCTCGTCACCGCGAATGCGAGATTCCATTGAAGAATAATCATTCGGGTCAATGTTTAAATAGTCTTTTAAATAATCTACTGCCATTACATTTCTCGTCTGTTGCCTTGGATTGGTTTATCCATGGATTTTACCTTATTTACTATACCACCTTTGTACATAGATGCCATTCCCTCTTTTATTACTTTGTCTCTCATCTCTGGGGTGATGCGGAGAACATGAGTTTTTAAAACTTTTTTTTCTAAGTCAGTGTAATCACGTTTTTTTCCTGTAACCCCATCGGTTGGCTTGCCAGCAGCAGTTTTGGCATCGAGTTCTGTTAGCTCATATTTGCCACCGTATTCATTTTGTAATTTTTGTAAATATTTTGGAACTTTTTTATCGTAATCTGTTTTAAAGCTTTCACCCCCAACTTCTCTGCCAAACTCTATGTTGTGAAAATCTGTTTTTTTATAAATATCAATGACATTGTCACTTGATGGTCTTGAATGCCCTTCAACCAAGCCAAAGAAGTCACTGTTCCAAGTTTGTTTAATATCACCTGATTCTGTGGCTTTTTTAACTGCGTTTGCTACGCTACTGCCGTATTCAATTTGAACGTGGTCAATGCTCATAAATTCTCTTATTCGGGGTCTTTCAATAGTTTTTTTACCTTTTTTTACTTTTTCTGTGCTTTTGATAACCCAGTTGCCTTGGTCAACCATTTTTCTTTCGGCATCGTTAAAAAGATTTTTTATTGTTGTAAACTCATCTGTGCTTTTGTTGTAAAGTAGCCCTCCCTCAAAGTCACTAAAAGGTATGCCTTTTTCAATGGCTTTGAGCGTTAAGGGTTGCGTGTCTTTAATTGCCTCGCTTCTTGAGGCTTCATACGCAGACGTTCCGTAATCATCTCGATCATAATGAGCGTTTAGTTTTGGGCTAAGAACCACATCTTCATCGTCTACCAACTCAAAGCCAAGCCTGTTCATTTCTCTTTCTAATTCAAAAGCTTCTGCATCAACAATCATTCTTTCTGACGAATCTGTATATTCGTGTAAATCTATGCCTGTTGAGTAATCCTCTCTGCCAGCATCACTTAGCCTTTTCTCTTTTCTTAATTGTCTTGCGTGTTTAAGTATTTCTTCTGATCTAAAATCGTTTTCTCGCCCTATGTTTTTTATGTCGAAAATTTCCCTGTCTACTTTTGTTGGTTTGGCTACTCTTGTAACTTCTAAATTCTCTATATAAGCTGGTTTTGTTCCTGTGCGGTCTAGGATGGTGGCGGCACTGGGAAAAGACACCGATGACTTGCCGTCTCTTACGGCATTAACGATAGCATTTTTTATAACAAGCTCATGATAATTTTCTCCAAAAGGGTACTCGGTGACAAGGTCATCTGTTGTCGCAGCCATTCTTGCATTTTCAAATTCCCTTATTCTTGGAGGGTCAAATCTTGCTACACCAGTAGGGTCGAGACGTTTTCGTATGTTTTCAATCATTTGACGGGAGTAGGTTTCAGGAGAATCAAAGTTTAAATTGTTGAACTCATCGTCACTTAAATCAAACACATCTTTGTAATATTGTTCAAGGTCTTTTTCTGCTTTAGAATATTCACCCTGTAAAATTTTTCTACTTTTTTCGTTGTCAAATCCTACTTTTCTTCCTTGTTGCTGCGGGTCAGATTGAAACTCAAGAACATGGTAGGTGTCGCTGCCGTCTGCAAGCTTTGCATCTATCTTAATCATGTTACCTATTAGGTTTTTTTCTTTTGGGTAGTGACCTCTGCCCACTGGAGACATTTCTTTAAAATTCATTTCAGGGTGCATAACCAGAGCGATTTCTTCGTAGTTTTCTCCGCCCGGAAATTGTAATGTCTGATTTTTAGATAAAACATAATTATTTTTAAACTGAGCGGAACCTGCAATGGGTTGAAATAAGTCTCCTTCAATCATGCTGTTATCAAGCATAAATTGTCGCATTTGTATTCTTGCTTCGCCCTCAGTTTGAATTCTAGGCGTATCAATAAGGCTATTGTTTTGAAAAAATTTATAGCCATCAACGTCATTGCCATAAATACCCAGCGATGGGTGTCCCACATCATCATTTATTCTAATTATCTTGTTTGGCGCTAAGGACCCGTATTCTGTTATGGACAAATTTTTGCTAAGAAGTTGAAGCTCATCGTCTGATAAATATTGGTTTGGAAGTTCGGGATTGTCTATCCCGCTATATCTGACCTCAGAAGCGGTAATCTTATCTTTAACATTATCTAGCTCAGAATCGTTAATTTTTCCATCGGCATGAAGGTCCATGAAATGTGACCTAACCGCTCCAGTACCTATTCTGTAGTCTTCGTCACCATCTTTCATTCCTTTGTAATAACCTTCTGCAAATTCAAGTGAGTCATCTTTTCCTGTAATTGGATTTATTGACTCAAGCTCTGGCTCTTGGAATAGTTCTGGCTCAGAAGAGTTAACATTGTCTTTGTAAACATTTTGTTGAACTCGAACTTTATTTTCAGATATAAAGTCTATGGCATCGGCTGTTGTGGCTTCTGGGTTTTCTTTCAAGAAATTTTCAATGCCTGTGATTTTTATTTCATCGGTTTTATAGCCACCTTTTGATTGGTTGGATTTAATGTTATCAAGGATAGCCTGACCTTTTAAATTTTTAGGTGCTGTGGTAATTAGGTATTTGTTTAAAGGTGAGATAAACATGCCGTCTCTGGCTTTGGTGTCTATCTCTTGTTGTGTAAATTCTTGCTTGGATAACCCACCAATTCCACCACCACCACCGCCTTGTCCATCCATGGTTTTGGCTTGTATTGTCGGTGCTTGAAACGATCTGTCGTTGTAGTCTATTCTTGGTGCCTCGCTTATATCTAGCCCTAACTTTGGCGTTTTAAATGCACTTCGTGCTGCTACAATTGGTATTGATGCTAGGGATGCTATGCCACCGACTCCGGGTGGAATGCTGGCAATGGCTAGACCTCGTTGTAATTGTAAGGCAGCTTCTTCGGCAGAAAGGTCTTCATACATAATTCTTTGACCACCGTCAAATGAAACGCCGGGTGACATGTGATCTGGGTAAAGAAAATTAGCATCGCCTAAACCCCTTTCTTCTCTGGACTCTCTAAATTTTCTGCCAGCGTATTCTGCCTCAGCTATGTCGGTTGGCAAGCCAGTCGGGTCGGGAATGTATTGACCCATCTGAAACATAAAAGGTGTTTCAAAAAAACTTTCTAAAGCTGTGTCTCTTTTTTCTTGGGTTGGGTCTTTGGCGGCTTCGGCTAAGTCAGAGAAATACTGATCTCTTAAAACTTTTTTTTCAGCACCTCTGGCAGAGCGTGCTTCGGACATGTCGGTTTGTCCTTGCAGGTTCATCTGCTGTATCTGAGCCAGTCGATTAAGATAGCCACTTTCAGATATGCCTAGGCGAGAAAGACTGTCATCTTTCTTTTCAGGTTGTTTTGGTGGTATTCCAAAGATGTTTGTTTCGTCTAGTGTTGCCATTATTTAATATTAATCTGTTTTGTAAAATCTTCCAAACTAAAAACTTTTGAAGGACTGAGATCGGTAGCGTCAAGTATAACCTCAGACTCTAAATCTGCGTTATACAAAGTGTCGTATATTTCGTCTTTGATGCCGTATTCGTGTGCCACTTCATCGTCTATGCCATAAACATCATCATAACCTTCTGCTCTATGAGCATCCTGTCTTTCTGCAATTTCGTCACCATGATCTCTATAAGCTCTTCTGCTTACAACCGAATTTAGCTCCGAATCATCCATTTTGTTTAAAATAGCGGGCAAATAAGCTTCAACTTTGTCAACAGGAACTTTGTACTGAACAATCATAGGTGTTCTTGTCATGACCTGCCTTTCTCTTTCAATGCCTTTCATTGCTAAGTCCAGAGGTGTGTCAAAAATATCAACTTTGTCTTTCATGTTTGCTGGTATGACATAGCTAACTTTTTCAGATTCTTGTTTGGCAAGATTGGCTACATATTTAGGGTCTATGGTTGTGCTGACCAATCCTGTGTCAGGCACTAAGCTTTTGTTTTCTCCGAGATTTATTGCTCGATACAGAGTTACATTTCCGTCTGCATCAACAAGATTGTTTTGGAAAAGATGTTTTCTCGATATATCATCTATTCTGCCAAAGCCACCCTCAATTCCTCTAAACCCAAAGCTTCTTTCTTTGTTTGCCTTTATTACGTCTGCAACTCTATTTTTAATAGACTGGTCTTTGCTACTCTCTATCCACTCAGCAAATACTTCAAACTCATCATCGTCTACATTTGATTTTCTGGCAAAAAATTGGTCTTTTTTTGTTTCATCGGTTAAAGATTTTGGTAGGTCTTTGCCCTCTCTTTGACTTCTTTCAAAGGCTCTTGATTCAAACTTATCAAACTCTGCTTTACTTTTTGGGCTTAAATATTGTGGAGCAGAGTCAAGAGGCGGTCCTTGATTATGACCTATGCCTGCAATGCCCTGTCTTGCTTTGTTGCCTTTGCCAATCATTCCAGCACCAGCCAAAAAGTTTAGCGGGTTATTTGCTTCTGATTTGGCAAACTGCAACATCTTTCTGCCAGAGTCATTTAGGACATTGTTGTAAAAAAAGTCTGATGCTGGGTTAAAGGTTGGTGGAATAGGTTCAACTGTAGGCTGCCTACCAGAGCGTAACAACATCTCTGGGTCAAAGGGTTGTCGATCTAATATGTTAATTTCGTCTAGCGCTGCCATTATTTTATTTTAAATGAGCTAGGCTGGCTATGCCACCTTTAGCGTAGTTTGTGCCTTTGTTTTTGTTCATGTATTTTATTAGCTGATCGACATATTCGTCATCGGCTACTTCAAAAAGTTTTGGGTTCATAACTAATGACCCAACTTGATTTGAATATGGAAAAGGCACTCCGCCACTGTTTATTTCTTTGCTCATAGCTGAAAAGGCTTTTGGAAACATTATTTCGGGTGGAACGCTTGCTGTTAGACCGCCAAAGTATTCACCCGGTATTGCTGTGTTATAACTTTGGTGCTGAAGTTCTGGGAAAGTAGACTTGGATGGGTTTGCTTTAAATATTCCTAAGCCAGATTCTCCTGTTTTCAGGTCCATTAGGGAGGGTTCATTAATTGTTTTAAGAACATCATCGTAAACAGGGAAGCCCAGTTTTTCCCAACGAGGCTTTTTCATTTCTTGAGCCACAATAGTTCTAAGCGTTCCCGAACCCTCTCGTGAAAAGCCACCTGTGCCTAATAATTGGTTGAACACATCTTCGCTGTCTAAGCCAACAAAATCTGGTCTGCCTTTTTGCGTCTTGCCGATGCCTTTTCTTATTGTTTCATTAAAGGCTTTAATGTGTTTTTTTGGAATGTTTAAGGCTGGCAGTTGAGCCACCATAGCCGTTGCCACTGGTGCGGAGAAATCAATTGATTCTCTGCCCATGGCTGAATAGACGCCATAAGGGTCTAATCCAGTTTCGTCTGCGGCTAATATCATGTTCATTTGTTTTTTGTTTGCAATTCCTTCCATAGATGCCCAAGCCTTGCCACTGCCTGCATGTTGAATCATGTAGTTTGGACCGCCTTGTACTGGTATATTTTGTATCAATGGAATGCCTCTGATGTCATCCATTCCGCCAGAAATAACCCTAGAGCGATCTCCTGTAACTGGCACCAAAACTTTTCCCAGCAAATCTTCTGGAGTTTTAATAATTCTTTCCAGTGGCTCATCGACTCCTGATATTTTTGTGGTGGACATTCTAAGCTCTTCACGGTTTTTAACGGCTGGAACTTTTAATTGCTTTTCAAAAGCATTGGCTCTATTTTTTATAAGCTGTTCGGTTACAGGTTTGCCTGTTTTGCTATCAATGGAGCCGACAGGCGGATGTTGGTTAATAAAGTTTTGTTTTATCTCGGCTTTGCTTGGATTTCTTGTAAGCGTTGGCGGTAAAGATGCAATTCCTGTTCTAACTTTGTTGGCTTTGCCAATAACTGCTGTGGCAGGAAAAAAATTTAGAGGATTGTTAAATTCTGCTCTTGCGATATCAGCCATCTTTCTGCCAGAGCTGTTGAGAACATTGTTGTAAAAAAAATCTTTGACTGGCGTTCTCTCTTCGATTGGTATTGGCTCAACCGTGGGTTGTCTGCCAGAGCGTAACAACATTTCAAGATCAACGGGTTGTCGATCTAATATGTTAATTTCGTCTAGCGCTGCCATTGAGCAAATATATCATACACTTGCTCTTTCTTTAAGTTTTCTCTCGGCAATTCTTTTGACCTTCCAAGGTGGCACTGCTTGATTGTAGAGTGAGCCGATCTGCTTTGACATGATGCGCCACGGTGCTTTCTTGCCTTTTTTGTGGTGCCTGATAAGCGAAGTATCAACGTACTGGATGATTTCTTGCTGCTCTGGTATCTCAACCAAGTATTGATGGCGACCTCTTGGCTCTAAACGAAAGCCGTATGGCACGCCACCGCCTATGTACCTGCCTTGTTCCGCAACTCTAAGCTTGCCACTGTGTAACTTAGCGGCTGTGCTGTCTCTGTCCCATTCGGCAAAGGTAGCCATAATGTTTACAAACATCTTGGCGCTGGGTGATGCTGAGGTGCTGATTGACTCAGCTCCGCCTAGAATATCGTGCGCAAACAAATGTATGTTCAGCTCGTTAAAGTCATCGCGGATTTTGCACAAGACGCTGATTCTTCTAATCAACCGGTCAAGCTTGGAGCATAACACCACATCGTTGGGTTCCAGAATATATTTGAGTGCTTTGCCCTGCGGTCTGTCATCGAAGTCGATGGTGCCAGAGATGCCATCGTCAATGTAAAAACCGTCTGGCTCTTTGTCAAAAAGATACATGCACATCTTGGTGATGGTTTTCTTTTGCTCTGCCAGAGAGGTACCGTGATTGGCTTGCTCCATGGATGATACCCGGCAATAGCCATAGATGGATTCGTAAACGAGTGCGTTATTCATTGTGATTCTCCTATAAATTTGAGTACATAAAAGCCACGATAACCAATATCGCAACCACTGCTGTTAACATTACTATTTCCATTCTTTGCCCTCCGCGATCTGTTCAAGAATCTTGATGACTTCAAGCTGCGCCTCGGCGCTATTTAATTTCTTAAACAATTGCACGATGTCTGATACGGTGTCGTTGTTGTTCATGCTGTCTCCTTTTTATTGGCTGCTTCGCTGTGGGTTACCAGTTTTTGAAACAACTCATCGGCTTGCTTGATGCTGGTTAAACCAAAGTATTCATCGCTTTCAATGTAGGGATGGCAGCTTTCGTCATGGACCGTGGCATCGAACACTCTGGTTAGAATCTCCAGCTCCTTGGCTGTGAATGCAACCTTCTTATTTTCTATGCGCTTGACCTTGGCTTTCAGATTTTTGAGAGCTGCGGCTTCATTTTTGCCGGTGGCGCGTACATCTTTGTACTCGCCCTCGGTGATTCTAAGTGTGCAAGACATTACGCCACCTCCTTTTGTTTTGCTCTGCGATCTCTAGCCTTGCGGTTGGCTATCTCTTTGCGCTCCTCGTTCTCTTTGCCAAACCAGATATCAACTAAAGCGTTGGCTATTTCTCTGTTGGTGAACGGGGTATCGTTAACCAAGATGTTAAGATCGCCGGGCTTGATGATCTTGCTCTCGTAGGTCTGCCAGCTTTCATCCTTGAGTCTGAACTTATAATTCTTGCCGGTGTAAAGAAAGTGCTTGTCGGAATCATCCTTGTTGGGATAGTGGTCAAAGCCCAAATGCTTTCCTGAAAAGTATTCTTCTATGTTGTTATCTTCTTTCATTATTGCGCCCCCAACTCTTCGCCAAGCTCGGTCAGCGTTTGGCTGCGGTCTTTGGCTTCGTAGGTGTAATACCAAATTTCTTCAAACATTGGAATTACTTTTTTGCTGCCTATTCCATAGGTATCAATTTCGCCTTTAAGTCTTCTAAATTCTGAAGAGTTAAAAGGCTCGTTGATAATCAAGGCATCCAAAAGACTCTGGATTTTCTTGACTGCTTCTTTTTCAATTTTGTTCATTTGATTCTCCTTTAAATGAATTTATTTTCTAACTAAGACCAGTATCGGTTATTTAGGTGTTAATGTCAACACTTATTTAATAATCTTTTCTGCTCATTCTTCTTTCATAGGCTCTAAGCCTTGCGCTTTCTGAGATATAAGCCGAGTGATGCCCGTGGTCAGAATAAACACCATCTTGCTTGGCTTTGTAATTTGGGCTTACATATGTTTTTTCATCCATAATGGCTGGACCCATTTCTTCTAGGCAACGATTAAGGTAGCGCTGATCTTCTTCGGTGAATGGTTTATCTGGTAAATTGGCTATGTACAATTCTACGCTCTGGGGTAGATGACTTTCATCGTAAGCGCAAGATGTCCAAGCTCTGGCAAATGCTTCTGTTTCTTTTTTTGACTTCCCGGTGCCGTAAAGTGAGAGTGGGTTTCGATTAAATGTGTTTTTACTTATCCCATAGCATTTCGGCGAGCAGAAAACTCTTTGCATTCCCTCTAATTCTTTTTCGCAAATTTCACAATTTTTAAGTCGCGGCTTTGCTTGCTTCGTTACTCTCAAATGTCTGCCGGCGTTTGACACCTTGTCTCCGCAATTTTTTGAACAAAACTTTCTTCTTTTACCCAAAAGGGGCTTGCTGCATAGCAGGCATTTTTCTTGAAGCGAGCCATCGTTAATAGTGAATGTCATTTTATTCCTCCTCTTCCTCTTCTGCACCATGCAAAAATATTTCTATTTTTTTGGACATTTTCTTATGGGTTTTATCTTGCTCTTGGTAAAGTTTAATTATTTTTTTAAAACCATCAACCTCATATTTATTGCCTTTTTCTTTATGGGCGTTAAGACTTAATGATGCATTCATAATGTCTGCTTCATTATCAAAGTACCACAAGCATCTGCTAATGATGTGTGCTTCTTTTTTGGTTATTTGGATTGTATCTTCTGCCATTTTCTTTCCTATAAATTGGTAGGCATTGCCTACACTGTTAATACTAGGATAGCTAGGTGTATATGTCAACACTTATTTTAGGAAATTAATGAATAATTTTTTTCTCAATAATAACTTCGTCTTCAGCCATGGGATATGCTTCAACCAAACTGGCTAGTTGCATCTGGTGGAACATAACCAAGGCTGTAAGATTTTTATTTATCTCAACCAAAATTTCATTGGCTTCCTTCAGCTCCTTAATCGCTTGCTCTAAATTTTTATCTTTGTCGCTCATTTATTCTCCCGGTTGTTTCGATCTTGAAAATACACTCTCGTATAATACCTTCTTATGATTGCCAAGATTGAAAGAATAATCAACTGGCTAAAAGAAATGATAAATGAGTTGGTTGTAAAAAACAGAGCCAAGTAAATGGTGGTCCATGAAAGTGGGAAGTTAACCACGGCTCCAAGAGCTGTATCAACGGCTGCTTCCTTTAATGCGTTTTTGTCTATCTTCATATTGTCTCCCTAGGTGCATTATACATAGATATGTTCATTTGAACACTTAGGTTGAAAAAATTACACATAATATGTCTAACTCAGTTGCTATAGCCCAGCCCAGAGCCGTCAGTATATTTGGGGGGTAGGGTCAAGATTTTTGGCTTTTTTGGACCTTTGGTTCCAGATTCAATAGAGTCCCTATCCATAGGCATCACAGGGCTTTGTGTGGGCTGTTTGGCTATCTATGTTAGCCCTATGCACACACTGTTGTTATCTAAGAAATATCCAGCTCGCTAATCTCTTGTGGAAATAATATGTAAGTCACTGATCTCCCGTCACATTTAGATTTTGGAGCAAAAAACTAAGAAAAAAAGTTTCTCAGAGAAAAAACGCCCCCTCTTGGTTTACATCTGCATCTACGTCTCTGGGGTTATCTTCTGCCTACACATCCTTGAAGTCTGCATCTACGATGTCACCACCGAATATCTCCTTCAGCCTGCTCTCTATATCTTTGTGCGACATGTTATCCAAGTTGGCTGTGATGTTTAAGTTCTCTGTCTTCTTTATCTTCAGTCCAGCCAGCTCATTCAACTCCCGGATAGCTGACACCGATGCATTGAACTGTCCCTTGTTGTAAGCCTCTTCGCTGATCTGCCACAACATCTTCGCAGTCTTCTCTGGTGTGATCGCAAACTTGTGAGCCAGCTCAGACTTTTGTATCTTGATAGCCGTAATCACATTGGGGTTGGTCTTGCCACTCATCAACCTGCTGGCTGCTTGACTTGGGAACTCAAAGCCAGCTCTTCGAGCAGCTTCGGTCTGGGTGCAACTGTCATGCACATAATGCCAGACGAATGCATTCTGCATATCGGTTAGCTGTAGCTCAACGTCTTCTTCAAAAGCACTGGGTCTTTCAACCAATGGCTTCATCGGTGACTTCTTTGGCTTGCCTTTATACTTAGATGTATCTTTCTTTTCACTCATATTAATTCCTAATTAAATCCATTACAGGGCAGAGGGTATGGGGTAGGGCGTACTTCAAAAGACCTATACCATATACATACCCATAGCCATGCTACATACCTACCTATACTATATATAATACTCTTATAAGATATACTATACCCTTTACCCTTAGTAGCCTTCAAAGCCTTACCATTACAACGATTGAAGTCAGGGAATAGGTCAGGGTATTCGCCTCTCAATGCCATACCCCAACCCTTGCCACTGACTCCAAAACTCTTGCTAATACAATATTTGTTCCCATATGCCATGCCCTGCCCTACCCTTCAGTCATCTTATCGGTATCAGCCACAGGCAAGTACACATCAACAGACGCCTCACATCCAGGACAAGACAGATTGGTAATCATCAGATTAGCACCCTCTTCATCTTCGATGATGTTATCTCCACCCCATATCAGCTCTTCTTTACAATGCCAGCACTTCATATCTATGTCTCCGTATGTATCTTGGTATGCAGATCAATGAACGCTTGTGCATCCATCACCACCAAGGGTTTGCTTCTGTTTCTTTTAATCACCAGCAAAGGCTCATAGCCCTTGCAGTTTGTCTCAGCCTGTTGATAACTCTTCCAGACGTTCACCGCTTCTTGATTCTTGCACTCGATGCTGTAGGGAAACCTCTGCCTCGATTGCTTACCGAGTATCACATCCTCTCCTTGCGACCCCATCGGTCTGCTCTCTAAGTCTTCTGCATCCAACTGCAATATCTCTATCAGCTTGGTGACCACCCACTGCTGTAGTAGTCTGCCTTTTTGTTTAGCACTGCTTGTCTTCATCTATGTCTCCTTAAAAAAAATTGCGCGACCCATCTTAAACAACAACGATTGTTGCCCTAGGGTGCAAACTATCACGGTTCGTCATCGGCTAAATATTCCAACCACGGCGCCATCGTAAATTTATCTTCCTTCACCTCTTCCTTGTCCATTCCGAATACCACTTGGCTGATGATGTTGTTAATGCGCAGCACCTCCATGTCTTCTTCCTTGGTTCGCTTGTCCTTCTTCTGTATGTCCCAGCCGTGTGTGCCTAGCACTCGCACGATGATCTCTTTGTCTGCTTCGCTGAGTAGTAGTCTCATCAGAATGCCAGTGGTTCTTGTTCTGATTCCATCGGCAGGTTAACCAAAGATACATCGTATACCTTCTTGCCGTTGGTCTTCCTTGGGTCAATGTTGGCGCCGGTTAAAACTCTGGAGGCATCCTTGAAGTCTATGTTGCGTGGATTGCGGATACCCAAGGCTCTGAGCATGGCAGTCAGTTGCCAAGCTTTCTTCTCTGTGTCCAGTGCATCGAAGTCTACATGTTGCAACAACAAATCCTCTACCGCTCCTTGTGTCCTAAAGCCCTCGTTAGATTCTTGCAGTAAGTCTCTCTCTTCACCGGTCAGATACCAGTTCTTTTCTCCCTGCTTATATAAGGTGTCTTTAACTTCTGCCCAGACCTGTTGCATGTCTAACCCATGATGCGGGTTGATGTCGGTAACCTTGATGCACCAGAACCGTCTGTTGCCACTGCCATCCATCAAGAACTCTGGCTCATTCACCGAGGCAAAGAAAGCTGTGCGCCTCTGGTAATTGGTGAAGGTCCTGTCATACGGCAAGCGCATCTCATCAGACTTGGATGTAATGAAAGCTTTAAGCTGATTGATGTCTGCCTTCTTAAAGGTAGACTCCAACTCACCCAGCTCCACTATCCAATGACTCACGGCTTTCTTCACGCTGTCCTTGTCCTTGGGGTCAAGCGTTGCGCCTTCGAGCAACCAGCCTTTATTAAAGTCAGCCAGCCTTTTGAACCACAATGTTTTGCCTAGACCTTGCTTGCCTTGAAAGACCAACAGACCTTCCAGAGACACGCCGTCTGTCTCGTAAGCTGCCGCCACACATGACAGCAACCACTTCTTCATTAACATGTTCTTTAATACAACGTCATCGCTGGACACTGTATCGCAGAAATCCGCAACGCGACTAATACCATCCCAAGGCTTGCTGCTAATCCAACGGGCAACTGGATTAACTTCTTGGGCAATGATTTTCATTGCGTCACGGACTCTTTGATGGGGTACAAAATTTTGTATGCATAAGTTCTCCAACTCAACCAAGTGCGCTTCATCTTTTAGATCAGCGATTGGATTGAAGTTGGGTATGTCTATCTCTATTCTTTTTTTAATTACATCGTAATAACAATCAATGTCGAATGTTTTCATCAAAGCATGATAGTTGTCAGTGGTAGCCATGATGCGACCACGTTCAGTTTTCTCAAACTCAATTAACTCCGGGACATCTACTCTTTTGGTAATGATCTCTCCGGTGATTGCTTTCTGGTCATTGAAGTCCATGCCTTCTTCTGTTGGCATGACCACCTCGGCGTTAGACATCTGGGCGGCTTCGATTGCTTTCTTCTCACCAATTCCATTGGCATCGTTGTCTGCATAGATTATAAATTCCTTCCCGGTCATCGACTCGGTGAACTTGGTGTTGATTGATAACAGGTTGCCAGCGTTAAAGCAGACTGCCATCGGAGTGCCTGTCTCTTCATAGATGGTGGCGCAAGTAGCGTAGCCCTCACCGAAGCCTATCTTCTTTGACTCCTTAATAAGATGCGTGCCTATTAAATAGAAGCAACCTCCTGTCTTGCCACCAGACAAAAATCTCTTTTGACCGTTGGGCATAATCATTTGCAACGACCACATCCTGCCAGTCTCATCAATGATGGGTATGAGCAAACGATCTCTGTGTATTCTTAGGTGGTGAGACTTAACTCCTTTGCTGTCTAGGTATGGGTGCGAGTCACAAGGACTTGCGGCATCCCAAATCATTTTTGCTTTCTTGGCTATCTTTAAATGTTTCTGCTCTTGGTCCTGCCTTGCTTGTTCTCTAAATTGTTCGAGAGCCTCATAGTTAACCGTGGAAGATTTCCTTGAAGATAGTCTAAAGTTATGGGTCTGCCCTGTCCTGTAGTCAGAGGCAAAACCAATAGGTGTGCCAAAGTTATCGTAATAAGCATAGTAACCAGACATGGCTCTCTTACCATTGACATTGGTGTAAGCTCTTTGTGGTTTCTCTGGGTTAGGTTCCAGTGTTTCATGTTGCGGTTCAAATCCATTCTGTTTTAAAAAATCTTGGAACTTTGACATCGACTCCATTGTTAGCGGTTTCTCATATTCTTTATCCGCCGATTTAATATTCTTTATGCCCATACTTGCCCTCTCATTGTTTCTTCTATATTATGTTATCTTGAATACCTTACAATATACTTTATAAGGAAACATTAAACAATAATTATTTTTATTGAGGAGAAAAAATATGGCTTTAACGATAAGCGAATCGGGTGGCGGAAACTTTGAAACTATCCCGGTGGGTAGATACAAAGCATCCTGCTATAGAATTGTTGACGTGGGAACACACAACGAAACCTATGAAGGCGAAACCAAAAAACGTCACAGTGTATTCTTATACTGGGAACTGGATGAGAAAATGTCAGACGGCAAACCATTCTCTATTATGAAACAATACACTTTGTCTCTTAATGAGAAGTCTGCTTTATACATACATCTATGCACATGGCGCAACAAGAAGTTCACTGAAGATGAACTTAAAGGTTTTGATTTAACCAACATACTTGGTTGCACTTGTGAGCTTGAAGTTGAATACACTTCTGGCGGTAACCCAAAGGTAACTGCTGTGTATCACCCAGAAGGTGGCGTGCAAAAGGTTGCAACGGTTAACAGCCAACTGGCTTTTGATGTCGATGAGTATGCCGCAGACAACAAACAGATGTGCGATGTGTTTGTGGAATTACCAGAATGGGTGCAAAATAAAATAGATGAATCTTTTGAATGTGTAGCTGCAAACAAAAAAGAGTCTGAAAAGTTCTCACCTGCTGAGAAAGAAGAGTTCTCTTCATTAGATGCTCTGGCTGATTCAGATAAGTCCATCGAGGAAAAAATCCCGTTTTAACGGTTTGGGTTGTTGGGTCGAAATGAATGTACTTCATATTTGATTCTCCATATCGAAAGATTCAACAACCCTTCTTTTATATAATGAGTAACGTAATTAATATTGCAGACCGCAAAAACACAAAGGTGTATGAAGAAGGCGTGTACACAGATATGCCCTTCCCAGAGTACAACCAATTAGAAGCTTTCAGATCGCATGACTTATCAGCAATCATGAAAGACCCATACAGATATAAATACGAAGAGAAGCCAGACAGCGAGGCGTCCTTCTTTGTTGAAGGCAGGCTACAGCATTGTTTGTTCTTGGAACCACATGTGTTTGACGATGAGTTTCTTATCGCACCGCAGGTTGATAAAAGAACCAAGGCAGGCAAAGAAGAGTATGCAGATTTTCTGTCATCGGTTGATGATAGAAGCATAGTAACCCAAGACCTGTACGACACCTGTGTTGCTAGGGTTGAGGTGCTTGATGCATTCAAACCCAAAGGCGATGACCAGACAGAGCTGTCAGTGGTCTTTGATTACTTTGGTCACCTGTGCAAAGCCCGGTTCGATATGTTGCAAGACAATGTAATCATTGATCTCAAGACGTGTCGCGATGCCAGTCCCAGAGGATTTAAGTTTGCAGTTAGGAACTTTGGCTACCACCAACAGGCGGCTTTTTATTTAGATGCTGCCAAGCATTCTGGAATGACCGAGGTTGATAGGTTCCAATTTTTAGCCATAGAAAAAGCTCACCCATATCCCTATGTGGTTTATGAGCTTGACGCCGAGGCTATAGAGTACGGCAGATCACTAAACGAACGGGCTTTAAATTTGTTGTTGCATTGCAGGGAGACTGAGATTTACACGCCGTACAACCTGCACAATCAAATTGTTCCAATCAAACTCACCGATCTTTAATTGGCAAACAGACCAGCCAGACCCGTACACGATCACTTGTATTGGGCTAACGAAGTCTCTGCGTTTAACACACACAAAGAACGGCAGGACCATTTAAAGCAGTATGAATTTAGCCAAGGACACATTGATGCTATTACACATCTTTGTGTCTACTGGTTGCCCAAGAGAATGCACACTCTGCCCAACAGGTTGTTGAACGCAGCTTACAAAGACTTGCCAGACGACACGGCAAAAACAATGTTTAGAATTGGAATAGAAAATATGAGGAAAAAATTATGATAGTAAGATTTACACGACAGGAACTTTCTGAGTGCGAGCAAGCAGCTTCGTTTCGCTGGCAGTTGGCTAGGGCATCCGATGTAGCCAACCAGAAGAAAGACAAAACTAGAAGCGACCGCAGCATTGACCTTCTGGGTATTAAAGGTGAACTGGCGGTGGCAAAAGTTTTTCAGATTGACCACGACATAAACAAAGGCGGCATAGACCAGAACATTGATATGTGGGACAACGATGTGTGCTTTGATGTTAAAGCTACCTTCACTCAAGCCGGGCATTTAATATTCAAACATAAGAAATATTTTAAAGCCGATGTAGCCATCTTGGTTACTCCACACGACATTCCAGACTCAGTGTTTGTTGCTGGCTGGATAGGCAAAAAAGAATTCATGGAGAAGTCTCAAGACATTGATCTTGGCAACGGCTCATGCCCAGCTTTACCCAGCAATAAGCTTAGACCGATACCAGAGCTGTGGAAGTTCTTAACCATGAGAAAAGTTGGCAGGATAACCAACAGACTGTAGGCACAAAAAAAGGAGCTTAGGCTCCTTTTTTTATTTAACATTTACTAAAATTCTAGGGTGATACCTTTGGATGTTGTACCCACCTGCAAAGATAACTTTTAAGGTCACCAAGAAATCTTCTACTCTCCAAGTAGTTTCAAAGTCACCACCCCAAACAACCTCTTGGTTATTGAAGTCAAACTCCTCAACACCCTTCTTAAAAAGCTTCTGTGCTATTCTATAATTTCTTTTTTCATGTTTAGCCTGTAGAGGTCTTAAAGCCATTTCAATAATAGTTGCATTAGCTTCGTCAAGAGTAAAATTTGCTCTGTTATATCTAACGCTTCCAGCAAAATCTCTATCTATGTTTCTTTGACCAAGAAGTTTTTGTAATTCCTCATTACGAGTCTGAACAGTACCCTCCTTTATGTTAAAAAGCTCAATTAACATGTCAGCAGTCTCTATAGCATAAGCTGTCTCTTGCTTGATTTCTTGTGCATCAAGGTGGGCAAAGGCATTGCCAACCTGAGTATTTAATTTATTTAATTTATCCATATACCTATAATAGCAAACGGTTAGATAATTGCAACACTTTTCAACACTTATCTAATAGGCACAAAAAAAGGAGCCTAAGCTCCTTTTAATGTTTGGGGTTTCCCTAAAAAGTGCGCCTATCTATTTTGGCTTCAGCAACTTTTTGAGCCTCCCTTCTGGTATCAAATATTTTTTGCGTAATCCTGTCAACCATATTGTTAGCACCTTTGCAAAAGGCAGCATCACAACAGTTGCTATTTAAATATTCTACATTAGATGCGTGGTATCTATACAACATAGCATTAAGCAAATCTACTTGACTAGATGTAATGCTGGCTATGCCGCCCCTACCTTTTCGCATTGCTTCTTGCAACTCTGTTAACACCCCAGCAAATTCATCAGAAAGTATTAGGTCTGTTTGTGCTTTTGTAATTTTAATGTCCATATCAATTCTCCATTTGTGTAAGAATTATTTCCTACATACCTATAATAGCAAACTGATTGAAGATTACAACACTTTTCAACACTTATTTAATCAGCAGATTTTGCAGTAATAATAGCTCCGTCTACCTCAATGTCATCAAACTGTAAGCCACTGATCTGCATATCTCCATGTTCAAAGATTACATCCCTAACAAGCAGCCTTAGCAAGCCAGCCTTCTGGAACAGGTTAAGCCTTGCGTACATTAGTATCACCTCATCTGCTGTCATTTTGCTGGTGTTGATTAACACATCGTCAACCAGCACATCATCGCTTTTTTTTCCAAATATCATTCTATCTCCTTTTTTAATAATTCAATTTTACATGCCCGGACTTATTGACGTGAGCCAACCGTGACTGTCTGGACCCTCTAAGAAACCAACCCCCTTTACTATCATTGTATGACGATGCCACGTCCGGGTACTCAACATCGCTCATGTTGTATTTGTCTTGGTAGTAGCACTTGTATGCATAGATAGCCTGCTCGAAGCTTATCTCTTTATTCATTTGCGCACCGTGTGTGATTTCTTTCTTTTGTCAGTGTATTCATATTCTACTCTGTCACGGTATGCTTTGTGCCTAATGACATTTGGCTTGCCCGGCTCTTCTCTTTGCCAGCCGAGGCTGGTAAGAATGTTGGCATCTTTTTCTTCTGTAAGTTTTTTTTCTTGCTCTTCAACAACGTCTTTGTACTGTGTCATAGTTTTCTCCTAGTAGTTAGGAACAACGCCAAGCGACTGCCCATTATCATCGAAGTTGGTGTAGCTGTTTTTGACCGAGCCGCCATTCGACATTGAATGCTCTGACATTTTTAAGTCAATGCCCAGAGGGTCCTGTTTGATTATTCCATTTCTTACCCAGCCCATTGGCAAGGATAAGCCGTTGCGCAGTTTGATTGCCTTCTCATCCATACTGCTAATGGTTGTGGTTACCGTGGTGATTTCTGGTGAATGAGCTGCCTCATAAGTCACTATAAATTCGTCACCCTTCTTCATATCTTTATTATCTTTTGTCATTTTGATTCTCCTATTAATTAATGAACAAACTCAAGACTACGCTCACAGACATTAAATGTCAACACTTGTGAACACTTATATTACTTAATGATCTCATACACATAACCATGGACCTTCTTTGGTTTGTTTAATTTAATCTCATGCAGGTTGCCGTCTACCATGTTGGTCAGCTCCCAGAATGTTTCTCTCCCGGCATCAGCTATTAGAACAGTTCCTTTGCATTGGTCGATAACCTTAACCAAGTTCTCTATGTGTTCTTCCCAGTAGCACATGTCACAAGCCACAACCAAGTCAGCAGCTTGCCAGCCTTCTTTTGGCATCTGGGTGTAATCACCGTATAGGATATTTAACTCCTCGCCGTTTAACCCTTCTACCACCTCTGCAAAATCTCCGGTGCTTTCGTCTATGTCTATGCCAACTGCATTAACATAATTTTGTTCTAAGTAAGACAAGACCACACCCCAGCCACAACCTATTTCAATGGCGTCATCTATTGGATAAAGATTATATCGTGATAGAAAGTCGATCATGGTCATGGACGAATCCCAAATCTTGTTGCCATGATGTGTTTGCTTTTTGTTTGTCTGCTTAATTTTTTTAATTTCCTTATCAGAAGACAAAGGAATTTTTATGTTGTGAAGTATTCTCATGGTGTTAAAATATATTATAATCAGTTACAATCACTAATCATAGCAAATTTAGGAGAAAATAATGGGTGACTACAATAAGGGTTATAGGACCTTAACGGTTGATCTAAAGACTTACGACATGTTGGAGGAGATTTGTGTCTCCCAGCACAGAAAGAAGATAGATCAGATACGTTTAATGGTTGAGACTAACCACAAGAAAATTAAATCAGAAGCAGAAGCAGAAGCAAGTTAATCTTTAAACTAAAGAACCAATGCCCTGCATTTGTCTTTCAGCGATTTCCCTGTCTCTGGGATTGGGAAGCACTGTTTCAGATAACATCTGCTGAGGAGTAATTGCATTAGCTGGCGGAACCAGTGGCATATCTGATGGTTGGAAACCTTGCAGTGCTGAATCTAGTTGTGAGCTAAGGTTGTCTTTTTTTTCAATTTCTCTTTCCAAAGCCTGACCTTCATACGGTTGCTCTTGTGGTGTAGCAATCTCTTCAACAGCCTCTGCGCCACCTCTGGTCATTGTTTGCTTTATCCCATATTCAAGCGGAGCAAAGTAATCGTAAGCCTTGTTAATTGTTTCGCTAGCTTTTGGGTCAAACAAAGCATCGGTTAACGCACGATAATAAGTATCAGCTTGAGTCATGGAGATTCTTTTTATGACATCATCGCCAAAATTTCCTGTCAAAAGTCTTCCCGGTAATCTAATGGCTGAAAGTATTACGCCCAAAGACTTAGCACCCAAGCCTTGTGCTTGATCTGTTAACTCTTTTTCCATTGCCTTCAATGGCTGTGTTGGTGAGCCTGACTTAGCCACTGAAAATGATTTGTTCATTACCTCAATTAATTTATAAAAATTATCAAGTTCTGTTGGGTCTAAAACTTCTTCCATCATTTTTTTGGTGTTGCCTTGCAAAAAATAATTTTTAAACTGTGGCAAACCCTCTTCTAATAAAAACTCTTTTGAAAATCTATCCAACTGTTGTAGAACAAATTCTTTTTTTACATCCTGAAACACAACTGGGTCAACTGCTTGTAAAATTCTTTTAGAGTTTCTGAGCGATTGCGTTGAAACATTTGGGTTAAAGAATGATTGCAATGCTTTGGCAGATTGTTCGTCTTTAATGAGCTTTGCCATTTTACCGATTGCACTTTTATCTACCATCTGCAATGCAGGTCTCGATGGGTCATAAACCCTTCTTGCTAAATTGTATAAAGGCGTAGCCTCATCCATTAAAGAGGTCATATCATCTTTGAGGTTGATAATAACTTTTTGTGCATAACCGCTTGTGCTAGAAATTAAATCGTTAATTGAGCCAGCCCTTCTGCTGTGTATATTCATTAAGTCATTGATGACTTCACCGTTTGCATCAAACAATAGGCTTTTAAAACTGGTGATAGCCTCTACCTCATTTGGGTCAAGTGCTGGGTCTAAAAGTTTTTTATTAATCTTTTCTATGATTTCGTTGGTGTTGATCTGAAACGGCTCGTCAGCATTTTTAAGCGTGTCATAAAGCTTTCCAGCTCTCATCTTTCTTCTTTTGGCTAACTCTTCAATAGCTCTTTGTGAAGCCTCTTGAACTCTTCGACCTATGTCGCCACCTTTGCCTGAGCCAACCTCAGAGGAAAATACCTCTATGGCTTCTCTAACCTGACTGGCTCTGTTGTTATAAAAATTGTATATCTTGTCAGACTCTGGCTGCCTTGAAAGAAAGTATTGTATGTTTTGTGCTTTTGTTGCCAAAACATCTGCTTCGGCAGGAGTTAAGTCAATGCCAAGTTTTTTTGCCTCATCTATAGTGCCAGCTTTATTCAATCTAAGGTTCATAATTCTTTGCAGATCATCATTTCTGCCAATAAACTTATTAAATACTTGCCTTGATTTGCCAACGCCAAAAGGTATGGCTGAGAATCCACTTGAGATTAATAAATCTTTAGAAGCAGCTACCAATTCTTCAGGGGGCATATTGTAAAACTGGTCAATCAGTAGCTCTCTACCACCACGAGCCGCACCGCCAACTGCTATATTGCCAGCAAAGCCACCTACTGCTGTAGAACCCAAAACAACACCAAACTGAGCTACTGGATGTTTAACGGGCAACTTAGTGGCTAGGTCTAATCCTTTTTTAAAGCCGATTGTTGCACCTTTTATGCCACCATACACATCAGCCACAAAGGTACTGGCTGGAACTAAATTGGGTTGCACATACTCGCCAAACACACCAACGTCTGTTGGTGAGATAAATTCTTTTTCAAAACTTCCATCATCGTTTTTATAAACCAACTCGCCATCTTTAAATGAATACCTGTATGAAGCCAATGGGTCGTTTGGAAATCTTTCTGATGCCAAGTAATCAATTTTTGCATCATCGTCAAAGAACATGTTAGCTCTTGTTTTTTTTAAAACATAATCGCTTTCAAGACTTTCTTGTTTTGATTTATCTGCGTTTAATCTGTTTAGCCTTTGCTCATACGATTGTGACATTTATCCTTCCATTTGATCTAACAAGCTTTGCAGATATACCTTTCTTTCTGTGGTTGTTTCAGGTTTTGCCATTTCAGCAATAACCTCAGCTTTAAGCTTTACCATGCTGTCTTGTTCGTTTTGTTTTTGTGATTCTTTTTGAATGTTAAGATAATTGCCGTTAACTTCGTTATAGGTTTTTTTATCTGCAATGCCTTCCAAATATTTTTTCTCTTCATTTGTTTGTATTAGTTTGTTTTCAGGCTTAGATTTAAACTCTGTTTTAAACTTAGCAAACTCAGCATTAATTACGCTAATTGACTCCCCTTGTAGCTCAACACTTTTCTCTTGCCACGCAGCATTGTATTTTTCAGAAAGTTCAGCGATTCTATCCATGTACCCAAGCATACGCATATAACCATCATAAGTTGAGCCGAGAGTCGGTGATGCCTGAAAAAATATTTCCATTTCTTTGTTTGATATAGCACCTTTGGTTTTACCAACCAAAGCCATAACAAACCCAATACTTGTTTGTGTTAGCGCCTGTTGTGTTGCTAGCTTGCTCTGATCGACTATACCACCCATACCTACATTAACCATGATGCCTCTTAGCCCCATGGTAAGAGATTCTACTGGACCGAAGTTTTCTTTACCAAGCTCTTCCGCCAAATGACGAGCTACCAGCACCTGATCTCTTAATGCACCAGCAGCGTCTGCTTCTTTTTGCCATGTTGCTTCAGCATCCGCAATGTTTCCTGCTCTTTTTTTGTCAAGCTCATTACCGCCAGCACCTAAATTAACGGTGGTGCCTGATCTATCTATAACATTAGCACCCAAAGCTAATAACTCATTAATCAGTGGGTCGTTTGCTTTTAGGGTTGCTTCGGATGTATAGCCAACACCCGTTATTGGGTTTATTAATGGATTTCCTTCTGCGTCTTTAGCATCCATTAACATAGAGGTATCAAACTTGGTTGTCTTGATATCTTTATTAGCCAAGTCAATTAATTTTAATGAGTAATCATTTAAAAACTTCTGTGACGCTTGCTCGTCTTGCGATGCCATTTCCATAGCCTTCATAGCTACGGCTTGTTTTTCTTTTCTTTTTTCTTCTCTTCTTTTTTTAATTTCAGCACTTAGCTCTTGAAAGCCCATGCCTAAACCACGACCTATGGACGGAAACTTTTCTGCTTGTTGTGCTAATAAGCCTTTGCCAATCATTGAAGCGGCTTCGTATCCGCTAACAGGTCTTTGTTGACCCGCATAAGGAGAAAGTCTATCTTGATATTTCTCAACGCTAGTATTGAAATCAAAAGGTTGTAGCATGCTAATGCCTGACTGTTCAGTAGGAGCGTTCGCATCTGGGATGTCAGCCAAGTCTACACCGCCACCCGGTGCATAACCCATAAGTGAGGATAGACCTGCTCTACTCATGGTCATTATATTTTATATTGTGGTGGGTTCATGAAATTTCCAATTCCACCCAATGCTGATAAGCCTGCTCCTAGACCTGTTTGTAATGCCGATGGCTGAACACCATAGGTTGTACCAATCTGACTGAAGCCTGCTGGCACAGTTTGCACAAATGGCAACAATGACTGCATTTGTTGCATCGGAGCCTGTTGTTGCATAAGAGCGTTCTGTCTTGATGCATTGAGTTGATTTTGTTGTTGCCCTTGAGTCATTTGACCTAAGCCAATCTGTCTTTGTATGTCAGCTTGCGTGGCTTGTTGGGCTTGAGTTCCTAGACCCATTAGCTGCCCACCAAGACCTACTTGCCCTGCTGATCTTGTTTGAGCAATGTTACCAATGCCCGATGAAAGATTTGCTAGATTTTGTTGTCTTCTTCCAACTTCACCCAAGGCTATTTGTTGAGCCTGATCGTAACCTTGGCTTCTAAGACTGCCCAAGGTCTCCCCTAAGCCTCTGCCAAGAGCCTCAGTGCGTTCTGTTGCACCAAGCTTGGCTCTTGAGCCAAATGCTGATTCGCCACCTCTGCCAATGTTTTGAGCCGTAGCTGCTATGTCGCCTTTTGCGCCTTGTTTCATAAAGTCTTTTTTAACTTGGTCAATCACCTCTGATTGGTATGGGTTATAAAATTTTGAAATGTAACTTCTTTGATCGTCTGCGGGTCCTACCATTTGTGAAGGGTCATACCCTACGTTTGCGTAATCTCTTAATAGTTGCTCTGACTCGTCTAAACCGCCAAGCCTTTTACCTGTTGCAACTCCCTGTGGGTCAAGCTCTTGTCTACCAAATAAACTTTCGAGACCTTGCCCAAAGTATCCCTCTGCGCCCATGCTTGTAAGTGCATTCTGGTCATCAAACTGGTCAAATAAGTACGGGTCTTGAATGCCAATGTTTTCTCTGGATAGGTTAATCGCTGCTAACTGCTCAGGAGAAAGTCCCGCGACTTGCTCAGGAACGACAACAGGATTGCCTTGCTCGTCATAAAATGTTTTCTCAGAAGCTCTGAATGCTTGTTGCATAAAGCCCGGTGAGTAGCTTGAAGTTCCCGGTATGCCTGAGCCAAAGAATAATTCTCTGGTGGTTGGGTCTAGCGTTCTAAACTGTTGTTGTATATCTGTTGCGATAGGCTGCTCTACTGCCATTATGCTGCGCTCCCAAAGTGTTCCATAAGCTTATACATTACTCTGGTGCCTGAGTCTCTTGTAGGCGTTCCGTTAGGAGTAAGTGTAAGTATGCCGTTGTTATTGTTTACATCAAAAGAGCCAGCTCCTCTTACAGCCTTGGATGTCATAACAAACTCTCCATCGGAAAGCATGGCTGGTATATCGTCTGAAGTTTCTGTTCCGGGTCCATCAATTTGACCGTCTTTCATGGGAAAATTTTCTGGGCTAATATCTATCATAGG